AAGCTCTGCTTGCGACTGCGCTTGCTGCAATCCACCCAACTGCGTCAAAAGCTGGACGTCTTGAGAGCCAAGGGTCTGACCCAATGCACCAAGGTTCGCCTGCTGTGTGCCGAGCGCACCCAAGCCAGAGGCCAGACGGATAGATTCCTGAGAAGTCGCCTGACCCAACCCAGCCAGCAGAGACGCAACGCCCTGTTGACGCTTCTGTTGATTCTCAAACGCTGTCTGCGAAGCGTTCAACGCTTGACTGTAGTTCTTGGCGTAGTCCTCGAACGTGCGGCGGCTACCGATATCCAGAAGGTTGCGGTTGAGTTCGCCCATCTGTAAGCCGGCCCTGTCTCCACCCAGAGCACCTGTTGTCGCCTGTCGCGCACGAAGCTTGTTTGCAGCGATATCGCCTTGTCGATTAAACTCCTCCAGAGCTTGTTGCGTGACCTGTTGCTGATAAGGGTTCATGAACCCCTGTAAGGCGCCTTCAGTCGGCGCATACATGCCCGTTGCACCACGAGCCGTTGCTCCTGATTCATCGAAATAATCTGTAACAGTTCCTGTAGCACCTTCAAGGATACCTTGCCCCGTGGTCAGGGCATCGCCAGCCGTAGCAAGGTACGGCTCAAACGAACCTATGCCGGCCTGACCTTTGGTAATCGCCTCTTGGGTGAGCGGATCCATACCCGCAACCTGATAATCAGGAAGGTCAATGGGGGTCTCGCCTCTGGCACCAACAGCCTCAAGAAGTTTTTCTTGATACTCCTCAAGAAACGGAGCCTGTCTTACAATTGTTGTTGATTCAGCCATAAGCAGCCCTCTTTTCAAAATCACTCATCATTCGGTACATTCTTGCAGCACCACCCGCGCCATCCACGGCCTTTTTGGTCATTACAAATTCACCATCCGATAACATCGCGGGGATGCTGTCCGAAGTGCCGGAACCTGGGCCATATATCATTCCACCAGCAGCAAGACGATCAAGACCTTCAGCGGTCATCATAGCAGAAGGATCAACCGAATATCCGTATCTTCCTATTTGATACCGTTTAGCCGCTTCTGGTGTAATTCCTGTAATGCCAGCCAAGGATTGATAATCATATTTAGGAGAGATACCCGCTGCTTTAAGAAGAGCTATACCTTCTTCACTTTTTTGTTCTTCAGGAGTCAGGTTCTTATACTGATCATACACCGCCCTTCTAGGATCATTTGGCTGCATACCTTCAAACTCAGCTACGTCTTCTTCAGTTAGAGCACCAAGGGCAAGACCTCCAGCGCCTAAGAGACCTGCTACTTTTAATTTGTCCATTACGCCTGAAGAAATACCACTCGTTTTAGCGCCTACTTTAGCCGCACTTGATGCCCCTGCCCCTGTACCCAAAGTTTGACCAGCTTCTCCGGGAACGTCGGGCTTAACATTACGGAGACCCGCAGGCATACCTTGAGCGTTATACTGCGGGAAGATTGTATCCATATTCAGGCCACGTGTACCTTGATTGACTGTGCCGAAGATACCTTGCTGAAGAGGATTCATGGGCCCTGATGCAAAGATATTGCTTGCTGCTTCAATAGGCGCCAGAGCTCCGCTCTTGAGTCCCTCCATGAAGCCAGACATGCCCCCTCCATCCGTAGCGCCCATGATCCCTGAACCGAGGGCCTGCGCCCCATAGGCAAACGCGGCTTGTTTGAGGGCATCGCTCATGGAGCCCCCTGAAAGTTTTGCACTTAACGCTGCGGCTATGGGACCGCCAATTCCCGGAGCAATAATGTTACCAATGATAGGAGCGGCAACAGGCAGAACTTTCTTGAAAACGTTTTTTACAGCTTTAAAAATCTTTTTAAAGAAGAACTCGGGCTGACCTGTAACAGGGTTGATTGAGTTGAATTCGCTTCCAACAACGTAACGATTCGGGTTTTCAATACCCATCATCTTCATTTGCCAGAGAAGCTGGTTTCTCAAGCCTGGGTTGGCCTCTAGGACTTCCTTTGGAACCACCGTTTCGCCTTCGGCAGCATGAACCATGTAGGCGTCACCATAACGGCCTAGTGTGGCAAGTCCGTTGGCTAAAGACTCCGCTGTCGGTTCTCCGCTATATTTTGGTTCTACTGCCTGCATCATGACACCTCTAATATGCTAACAACCGTAAAAATCTTGGACGCAGTATCACAATTCAATAACAACGTATCACCTTCCTCCAGAACGAAAGGACCAGCAAGAGCCGCTTGTGCGAGAGTTCCGAGACTTATTTTCTGTAAAGTAGCCGTTACGGAAGCGGAACTGTCAGTAATTTTAGGGAATATCACTATAGTTCCACTATGGCTATTATACAAATTTATGTTTTTTATAATTGACTGCGTAATGCTAGGACACGTGTATACAGTTACATCCCCAGTACTTCCTATAAGCGCCGTCGCATTTTTGTAAGCAATAGACATTAGCTCATAAACCAGTTCACACTGTGCAAGTCATCGCGACCCGCTACGACATTAGGAAATTCTTTCGTTGAAAGAGCCCTTTCAATGTCACTTAATATAAGATCAAACACCTCCACCTCATATGTGACAGGAGCTTGCGGTAATTCTTGGTCAAGGAGCTTTGCCATTACCGTCTCCCGTCAGGTCTGAGATTAAGGCGTAAATCGCCCAGCGTCCAGTTAAGGTTCGTAGAATCGCTCTGAATTCGGACAACCGCCTGACGGCCTCGAGCCCTCAAGAAAGATTGTTGCGTAGTGCTTACTACAGTGCTTGTTGAATCCGTACTAAGGGATTCAAGAGGGAAGTTCCGCGTCTTGATCACGTAGTCTATTGACCCGCTGCTGTCTCCGCTAGTGTCGGCTAGTCTTACATCAGGTATTAGTTTGTCTACAAACATAAACTGTTCGCCATCGCCAAGGTCAAAATCCGCTGATTCAATAAAACTGCTCATGGCACTTCCATCGTCATTCTGACCGGACTCGTGAGAGTAAATGTATTCGACACTACTATCGACCCCCGCACCTCTTGGATTTTCATGAACCCCAAGGTCCACCCAAGCCGTTCTTGCCAGAGTTCCAATGTCCCATGTTCCTTCAACATGGTTGAACTTAACGTATTTGTCGATCTCTTCGGAGCTTGCTGATGCGTAGAACCAGAAAACCTCATCAAACAGCTTGTTCGACGCTGCAAAGAATTTGAAGTTCTGAGATGTGTTAATATCTGAAAACACGTGATCTAGAACGGTGCAGGGTATGACCTGTAATCGACCAGAATAAGCATAGAAGTTGTTACGGCCCATCCAGTAAGTGCGATCTCCTACGGTAACCGCCGCATTAAAACCTATGATCGAAACATTACTGGCAACCATAGCAAACGAGAATATATCGTCAGGGCCAACAAACCGCATTGCGTGAAGGTTAACGTCCGTCCAGATCAGTATTTCCTGTCTTGTCTTGACGGCTGTAATGATCTCCGAACCAGAAGACAAACGAATACCCCCTGCTGTATTCGTAGCTGTAGGGGTCCAGTTGAAGGGGTCTTCCTGATCGGACCAACGAACTTCGAGCAAGTCTTGCTCTGTTGAACCTCTGGCGTTGCAGCCGAAGCAAACTACATGACGATCCGTTGTGGAGATCATCAACTTACGGACAACCGTAGGAGCATCAGATGCTCCCGCCTGATCCGCAAGGCTCGTAGCTCTGGCACTTGTTCCTAGAGTTTTGTCCCAATAGTACGGAGTACCATCAAAAGCATTGAATATCAGATCTTCGCCCCAGTTATCTTGAGCCCAAAGACGAATATTAGATCCCTCAGATGTAGTTATATTTGAGGATTCTCCCCATCCTACAAAAGAGTTTGCTTCTTTTACGGGAGCGTCATCGTCATGTGCCACCGCTATGGTGCCTCTAACACCTCGAACAACGCCAGCATTTATGGTGTTCGTACTTTTGCCCGTGTATTGAACAAGCTCATTATCAATCAGCATAAGACCAACGAATGTTGCACTCGCACCACTGCTTCCAGCTGCTGCTGTAGTGCTATCTGCACCCCGCGTAAGGTCAGAAAGGACATTAGAATTATTGTTGGCGTATTCAATTTTCTCACTGCCAACCAATATCGTGCCCTTGGACGGAAAAGAGGACGAGTTAGCAAGAGGTATGGATGTACTTACATCCGTAATATCCGCAGACAATGTAGAAGCAACGGCTTCAAAGTCAGTTGCAGACGTTAGAGAGAAAGACGTTGCCGAATCATTAAGGGCGCCATCTAGCGTAGTTTCAGAAAAAGAGCTGCTGTAGCCACTCCACAAACCTGCGCCCCATCCTGTACCGGGGACCACGATTCCTAAACCCGCGCTAATTTGATATGCAGCGACAACCGAAGACCCACCGCCAGCAGTGCTTCCAGATGACGCACTACCCGCTGTAGTTACGGTGTAAGTGTTTGAATTAACAACAGTGAGCTCAAACTCCAGATTAATTTGAGCAGCGGTTACGCCATCCGTTGTAGTGGCGCCAGACAACGTAACAAAGTCGCCTGTTCTGGCGCCATGGTTCGTGTCAGTGATGGTGATCACACCACTTCCAGAGCTTCCTGTTGTAATAGGATTAGTACTGAGCGACTGAGTCTCTCTGAGAGGTGTTATGTCATGAAACGTACCCCCCTCTTCTATGTAGAATTTTTTCTCCGTTCCTGTTCCCATAAACTTTGAGGCATCCAGAGCGGAAAACACATGAAGAGATCGAGGAGTTCCTGTAACGGGATTATCACTAATCTTGGCCCACCCACCCATTTTTTCGGGGCGCCCTTTTCGGAAACGGATTAGGTTTGAGTCGAACCATCCGTTCTCTGCGGCGTAAGACGTAGATTCTCTATTAATTCCCGGCTTAAATGTAATTTTAGTAAGCGGCATTAGTTATTACCTTTAACCCAACTCAGGCCAATCATACAAAATACCAGACTTCGTTACTTTGCCGTCATCGTCTGTAGTAACCTTTACAAATAACGCCTCAACCGCATCTGTGTCCGCAGCGGTTTCAATAGCGGCTTCCATCTCTGTCGCTTTCTTACGAATCGCATCACGCCATGTTTGGATATTGGACGGAATGTCCGTGCCAGCATCAGCCTTCCGAACTATCGCCCAATCCGTCTGAAATAAATACGTGCCTTGACGAATTTTTACTTCCTGTTTTAACTTGGTTTTAACATCCTCCAACGGTTTTGCTGTTGATGTCACGCTTCCATCAGCATTGTGTGACGAATTATAAAGCCTACCATCAGGAAAAGGTTGTAACACAACTTCAGATATTCCAGCCGCTTTCTTATCGTCCTCTGACCATATGTGCCAGTTCTTCGGCTGA